CTCGGCCGAGCAGGTATCGGTACGGGTTTGGAGGACCGCCTGATCTGTGACATTTTCCATTATGACGTTGTTGAGTGTGAATTTGCAGTTTAAGAAATCGGTGTTTATGATGAAAAGCCCCGTAGGTAGGAGAGGGGCTTTGGTTGATGGTTGGTTGGTTCAATGGAGGGGGCGGATGCCATAGTTGCCGTAAATGTCGACAACTGCCTCACGTTGGCTATTCGATTTCAAAAACTCGTCAATACGATCAGGGACGGCTTTGCTGGCGAGGATGTATTTCTTTTTTTCGACGAGGGCTTTGTATGGAAGCTTGTCGCAAGTAGCCAGGAAGTCGAAGAGGTAGTCAGCTTTCTCCGAAGTCATCCCGATCTCGCCATAGTAGTCAGCGACGGCGTAGCAAAGCTCCATCTTGTGGGCACCACTCTTGACAGTTGCGATCCTGTCAACGTAACCGCGCATGGTCTCGTGGTAATGTTTCTCATCCTCGAAGTTCTTATCAATGCACTTTGCAGCGTACCTCAAGACATCAGGCCCAGGGCCGTGCTTGGTGATGAACCAGCCGGCGAATTCACCATAGTCGCCTTGATCCCAAGTGTAGTGCCGATTGAAGGTGGCCAACATTCTGATGCCGTCCTCAGTTAACACCATTTCATCAGCGCAAATGCAACCGTCGTCACCTTTAAACAGAGCGTATTGAAAGTTGGTGATGCGGGTGGCGGCGATAAGAGCGCATGCGTTACCAAGAGTGTTACCGCATATGGTGCCGGGATGACCGGTCGGCATGCGACCGCTGCCAGTTGCTTTAATCGTGCCGAAATGTGTGCGGTAAAACAAAGTCCATTCACTGAGGTGGTCGATGTACAATTGAGCGAGATAAGCGGGCATGCCGAGGTGTTGGAGACTGTCAGCGATGAAGATGTGCCAGAACATTGGGAATGTGCTGTCGTTCTCTTGGGCGTCGGTGGAAAAATACTGCTTTTTGCCAGAAGCAGATGCATCAAATGTCGCAATGTCGGCTGCCATGCTGGTCTCACTGTAATGTGTGGCTAGATAAACGCGGCGACCGTGACGCTCTATGGATGTGCGGAAGGCGTCTAAGAGGCAGCGAAACCAAGCACTGTAAATGATGTTCAGGTGCTTGGACACTGAGTTGATACCCTGACCAGCTTTGCCAAGGGTATCAAAGCCGGCGTATGCTTTGAACTTGTGTTGTTTCTTCATGCAGTAGTCAGTTTTATGACCGTTGTGATAGTCGTAGACCTCGGTGACCTCCTTGAACAGAGTCTCGTTGTCACCAATCTTCTCATCGAGGCTTTCAATGTAATCCCGGAACCTTGCATTTAGTGTTTCTTGACTCGGTCGTGCGGCCCTGAGTAACTCCTTGTAACCGCCCTCGTAACCCGTGCATATCCAAGAGAAAGCTCGGCGCATATTTGAAGCCCAACGCTCATGGACACGACGAGATGGGATAGTCTTGTTCATCATTCGTTTGATGATGGCTTGCAGACCTTGAGTACGTGCGTTGAATTGGGGTATGGTGGTTTGCGGACCAGTGTTAATTCTTCTTGTGCGAACGACAATAGCTTTCTCAAAGACACCACGGTCGGGAAGCGTAAGTTTGCCGTGACTCTCAATTGGAGGATTTGCCGCATGGATGTGAGTGGCAACGATGTCGGAGTCAGCGTTGATGTTCTTGAGGGTGTCGTTAAGCAGGCAGGTGGTCGTGCTTAGGGTTGTAGGGCTGATGGTGGGCGAGATACCATGAACGGCCAGGGTATGCTCTGTAGGTGGGAGCTGAAGGCCGCTGTCAAACGTGACTGCGGAGAAGAAATTGTCTTTTGCTAAGCCGGGAAAACTTATGTTGTAGTAACGCATCATGTTGTTGTCTGGGTCGACAATGATGAGACGGTTGGTGGCCCTGGTTACGGCGGTGTACACCCAAGTTGGTCGGGCGAACAGACCAGCGGCAACGGAGGCCGAGGTGACGTAAAGTAAAACGGTGTGGGTCCGATCACCAGTGTAGGTGGTAATAGTGTGGGAGTCCCAACCGAGCTCCCCGGCACGTATTTTCTCATGCTGAGTGTAACATAAAACCGGGGCTTTGCTGCCATTGTTAGATGGAAGGTCGAATTTGAAGTGGAGCAAAGAATCTTTGATCTTGGACATTGGTTTGGTTAGGTAGCCGAATTTTTCACGAATGAAGTCACTTATGTCTTGTGGGACGCTGTGGGTACTCAGGATGTTATTGGTAACACCAATGGAAGCCACACCCGCGGTTATTTGGTTGTTCCGATAATCAACGTGGGGGGTTTGCAAGACGTCACCGCACACAATGAG